ATGAGCGGCACACCCGGCGCGGCCTTGATAACCGTGGGAGCGGTTATGTTGCGCGCGGTAAACGTCCCCCACGCAGTCGGTTGGATACCTGACATCAGAAGTGCGCCACGACCGCACTACCGGCGGTGGTGCCGGCGGTTTCGACAAACAGGCCATCGACGAACCGGATGGGCGGATATGTAACCGGGCCGGTCGCGTCCAGCGACACAACTGCAATGAGCGTGCCGCTTGTGCTGGTGCCGTCATAGACCGATGCGGTCCATGCAGAACCGGCGGTCAGCACCGAAAAACCAAAAAACACCCCGCCGCCGGCCTTGACCTGCGTGCCGGTGTTAGTAGTGATCGGGGTGCCGGGCCTCGTGCCGATCGGGATATTAAGGGGGGTCTGCGGCATGGGGCGCTCCTATGGAGTGGTGACGGTGGTGGAAATAGACGCCGAAAGGATCAGGCGGCGCGCGATGGCGTCCGCTGTAGCTTGGTAATAATTGGCGACGATCTCGATCGTCTTTTTCTGCGCGATGGCAGAAATCTCAACTTGATTGCGTTTTTCGTCGCGAATTGCGGGTGAATTGCCAAAACCGAAATTCTCGGTGTTTAGCGAGTATTCGATCAGGCTTGCGTAAAACTGGATCGCGCGTTGGTTATTGAAGCCGTACAACGTGAGCAGCACTCGATCGCGCATAAGTTGCGACGATGGCAGATCATGCAGCGGGGCCGGCGAACCGACTTGCGTGACGCCGGGCCATTGAAACACGGGGAATTGCTGAATCGCCTCGGTGCCACTCGGTTCGATGTGTGCCACCACGTAAGGGGGCGGCAGGTTATCCGGCACCAAAAAGGACGGGAAAACGGGCGCAAAACTGTTTTGCGAAAGCCAGATCGGCAGGCTGTTGGAGACGATGGGCTGCATGGCGAGCAGATCGGACGAAGAATTGACGATCTGCGATTGCAGCGCCGGGTAAACGGTAAAACCGGCATAATGGTAGACGCCGGCCTCTTTGTAGTATGGCCCCTGACGGGCGAACGCAATCAGGATTGGCGCGGGGGTGCCATCGGGGTCGGGGTCCATCTCGATTGAGCCGATCCACATGGTGCCGGGCTGCACCGTATTGAGAAACTGAACCTCTGACTGAGCCGAAAATATGATAGAATTAACGGCGAGGGTTTCATCTTCTTCCTGCTGTTTCTCCGTGGCGTAATGCAGAGACCCCATCACCACGTTCATTGCGCCGGTCGCGACCCAAAACACATAGCCATCCAGCGGCAGCACGTATCGCGTATATTGCGTAAACGTGACCTGTTGCTCGCGGCTTAAATCGTCGAGGCCCTGATATTGCGCGGACTGGATGCCACGCAGGGGCGGCGCGGCCTCGTCGGCAATCGTCATGACTTCACGAAAGCGCGAAAATTGCTTTGGTAAAGGCCGGTGTCAATAAAGGCGGGTCGCGCCTTTTTCTTTTTCTTGAACCGCAGTTGGTCACCGTTATGCGCCGCAGCGATCCGCTGGCCGGTGATGCTTTCCCACTCGTTCGCATCCAGATACCTCCTGAAATCGGAACCGATTTTTTCCATCGTGCCCGGCAGAACCGCGCGGGGGCGAGGCGCTCCCGCGTTCAAAGTGCGAAGTTGTTTCGCCATGCCAGCGGCAAGCTGATCAGCTATTTTCTGAGCATTAAGCTCATAGAAGACTTCCATGACGTGGTATTTTTTTTCGAGGATTTCCGCCACTTCCCACGTCGTGGTCGCGCCCTTGGCATCTGGATCGGAGTAGGCCGCGTTCTCGACCCCTAGGCTGAGTTTCATGTTACGATATATCCACCACATATGGGCCGTACATCTGGGCATAGGCCAGATAATCGCGCCCCCACGGGGTTTCCAAAAGCTGCTGGGCCGTCATGGGCAGTTCGCGATACCAGTCTGGGACCAACAGGGTCTCAGATGACCCTTCATCCCCAGACGCCAGCACAACGCCGGGACGGAATTTCAAGATGTTGAACTGCTGGCGAAGGCTGGAATAGAACGTCGTGCCAGGCGTGTCCTGCGCCAATCGGATAAACCGATCGGCACCGAGGTTGTAAACCGCCAGGGTATAGAGCGGATACGGCATCTGAGGACACGACAACGCATCCGCCATTGCCCAATCAAACGCCCACTGAAAATATTCACTGTCGCTTGCCGTCGAGGGCGAAACGATGCCCTGATTCTGGCAAAATGTTGTGAAATCAGTGATGTTCGGAGATGTCGATGTCCACGACATTTAGATTTCGAGCCGGGATGATTCGCCCGGCGACATGCCGGCATCGACCGCAACACGCATTTTTATGCGTCCGGGCTTGCCTTTGCTGCTACCAGGAGTGTCATGCTCCTGCGCGACCTCGATCTCGGCATTGCGGGCACCGTGAACGTTGACCTGTGTGGCACCGCCGCTGATCGCAGCGCGGGTGGCTTCCTTGACCGCACGATCCTGCGCCCTGTCGGTTACAGCGTTGTATCCGGACACGACTTCATCGTCATTGATCGGGCGGTCGAGGCTGTAGATCACGCCGCTATAGTCTTCAATGCGACCGTGCATGTTCTTTCGATTCATGAAGCCGTTCGCATCGAAATGGGCGATCAGCCGGTCAAGCTGTTCCGAATTGAGATTTTTGATCTCAACGGTGCGCTTGGGATGCAGGGCGAGCGTATAGACGCGCCCCATTTCCGGCAGGCGTTCGTTGACTTCGAACGACTGCCGGGTGGTGTTACGGACGTAAAGTGTCATGCCAATCCTCAGTTCGGAAGGGAAAGGATGGTCAAGCCCTGGGGACGCCAGCACCAGCCGGGAGTCGCGCGCATTTCGAGAACGGAGGTAAGGCCGCTATCGGGAATCGGTGTGTCGATTTTTATCGGCGCAGCGACGTCCGAATACATGACATTGACCGCTTTGGTTGAAGGTTGCACCTTGCCGAATTCGTTGGTGTTCCAGCCGACGATGTCAGGCACTTCGATCTCGGGAATCGTCATAATGACGGCATCCGAGCCCCCCGCGCCCTTGCCGATCAGCGTGTCATCATAATACCATTCGATGGTATCGCCGCCCTCTTCCGCAACCTTCTGGAACGTTCCGGCAATGGTATTCGTGCCGCCGCCCGGACGCTGGTAGCTTGTGACCTGCACAATCGAAGCGTTCTGGAATTGCAGGAACACGCGCTGCGGCGAGAGGATCACAATGCGGTTGCTGATCGCGCCGCCCGACTGGAACATGCGGGTTTTCAGGTTAACATACTGCTGAAGCAGGAACTCCATCATCTGACCGTTATCGTAGGTCGAGACGGTGGTATTGCCATAACTATCGGCGGGCAGCGTGACGTTGGTGGCCCCCGATGCGTTAAGAATGCCCTCGCCGTTCGCAGCATTGTAGCCATACAGATAGAGCGAGCGAAGCTGCTGGAAAATGCCCTGACGCTGCCCGTACTCGTATGCCTGCGGCAGCGACACGGCATAGCGCCTTGCGGCAGCCATATCGTGACGATCATAGTCCACGCGGTTCCGGAGAAGGTAAGTTTGCGCCTGCTCGTAACCGGCTTCCAGCGTCGGGCTGGGCAGCCAGTTCGAGGCGAACTGCGAGGAAAGCGCTTCGGTGCGAATGTCCATCCGGTTGACGTAGACATACAGATCATCATAACCGAGGCGCGTGCGTGGAGCGCCGCCGTGCATCGTTGCCATGAAGCCCGATGCCTGAGCATACGTCAGGATTAGTTCCGGTTCGGAAAAGCTCGGGTGGATTTTCGCTTGAGCGGGAAATAGTGCGGCCATTTGCGCGCCTCCTTAAAGGACGATGAGGGCGCAGGCCTGGCCCGCGAGCCAAGTCACCGCACCGGTTCCGGAATTATACTGAACGATCTTCGAATTGCTTGCGTTGATCGAATACAGCTTTGTCGTGGCGGGCAGCGCCACGGTGTTCGCTGTGCTGGTCGGCGTCAGCCAGAAGTTGACCGTGTCCCAATACAGCGGGGTGGAGCGCGAAACGCCTTCGAACGAGGACAACTCCGAGTTCAAGATCGGCACCGGCACGCGCCGGTTGCTGCCGAAATTAAAGAACGCCATATTTTGCCCGGCGGTCGCGATTGCGACATTGTTACCCGGCACCTGAATCATGTTGATCGCCTGGTCGAACACCGTGAACCCGTTAATCTGGGTCGTGCTGGCGGGCGATAAGGTCGGCCCCTGCCGGTTGTTCGTCGCGGCGTCGGCGGTATTGACCGCAATGCCCATCCCGCCCCACATCGGCATAGTGACGGACGCATCAACAATGCCGGATTCAAGCCATAGCCGGTTAGCAGGATCAGCAGGGCAAAGCCCCTGCATATAGCCCTGCGTTTCGAGCAGGAACGTGTTCTGCGGCGCGGTCATCAGCGCCGGGTTGAAGGAGATATTTGCCATGACTTAGCCCCGCTTTCCGGCAGACTGGTTGAAGGAAACTTTGCCGCCCGATCCCCATGCGAAAGGACCCCATGCGGCCAGCGGATCGCCCACGTATTCGGTGATGTCGTGGCCGAGTTCGCGCCGCTTGATCGCTCGTAGCTGGCCGGGTGCGATAACCGCCGGGGTCTTCACGGCTTCGAGGGCGTCCGCATAAATCCGGCTTTCCACTGTCTCGTAGACGCTGCCGGAAAGACTATCGAGCCGCTCTTTTTTGAAGGTCGGGCTAAACTTCTTGAGGGCATCAGCAAGGCGTTTGCGATAAGCAATCGGCTTTTCGCCGGGAATAGCGTCGGGGGCGGTGCGACCGAGCGCGGCCTGAAACACGCTGTCGGCGCGGCTGCGAGCGTCGGCGATCGCGTTGCGATCATCGATCGTCGGCTCCGCATAGACGTTACGCATCTGGTGTTCGAGTTCCGCGATCTTGGCCTGTAGCTTGCGGGTTTCGGCAGCAGCGGCGGAGTCCTTGCGGGCGCGGTCTTCACGGTCCTTGCGGGCGGCGTCTTCGCGTTCCTTGTCCTTGTCAGCCGCGTCGGCTTTGGCCTCTTCCTTGTCTTCGCATTCGGCGTCCTTGCGGGCGTCCTTGAGGGCGTCCTTCTTCTTGCCGTCCGTGTCTTCGGTCGGGTCTTCTCCCCCGTCCTTTTCGGCATCGGCCTTACAGTCCGCGTCAGCAGCCTCGGCAGTGGCGTCCTTGCGGGCTTCCATCGCGTCCAGCCGGTCCATGACCGCCTTGTGCGACTTCATCAGCGCATCAGCCCACGCGGGGATTTCCTCGTTATTGTCCTTGTGGGCCGCGTCATCGCGCTCTGCGGCCTCGAGCTTTTTGTCTTCAGCTTCGCTCATAATTGAGATTCCTTGTTTCCGTGATCAACGCCCGATGGTGGGCCGCCTTTGTCCCAGACCCCCGCTTCGCAAATTGCGAGGTGACAAACATTGCTAGGCTCGCCTTCGATCAGCAGTCGTGAGCCATCGGGCGCACGGGTCGTTCGTATCGAATCCGCGTCGAACGCCACGCTAGGGCTAGTCGAAATATGCGTGGTGTTCATGAGTTCGGCGGCGTCGTGGTCGTAAATCAGGGCGATGCACCAAACCTCATCACCTTGAATGAATGGCAGCATGACGCTACCGATCGAGCGGCCCCTGAACTCATCCGTGTTCAACAGGGACTTGTCGGGGTGCTCAAAAATGACCGGCTGTCCCTGAATGCGCTCCAAGAACTCATCGTTGAGATAGATTTCAGGAGGCCGGTAAACGTACTCATCGATGGATGGCCGGTAGCTTATGCCTGTCCCGGTGTAGCGAAGTTTGAACAGCCACTTGTTATGGTGGCGTTGCGGGCTATCCAACGCGCCGTCGCGGATCGCGCGGGCAACGTCGAGTTCGGTAACGGGATCAGGCATTTAAGCTCCTATCGCCGCCAAGCCTTTCCGGGTCAGCATGTCGCGAGGCAGGTCATCGAGATCGTAAACGTATTCAATCCAACAGCGGCAGAAAGGAGCGACGGCGACACCGTCGATCTTGTCGTAAAACCCAGCCTCACCGGCTTTCACTAGCCCGGCTTTCTGTGCCCAGTTCCCGCGCAACAAATAGACTTTCTGGTCGCGCTCTTTGTGGTCTTCTCGGTAATCGTATCCGGGTTGCCGCCAATGGCTGCACCACTTTGCGGCAATTGCCCCTCCATCTTCGGCCAGCACTTGGTTAATGTTAGCCGTCATCTTGTGGCCTTGGTCGATCACAACGCGGCGTTCTTCGAACGTCATCTGCCGGATTGACTTACTGATAGTCTTGACGGCTTCGCTCTTATTAAGCGACTTGGTTCCACCAGGCGGAATGCTGGTTGCCAGCCCCGCGAATCGCTGTAGCGTCTGCTCGATCGACTTCTTGCGGTTCAGGACGATGAGATCGACGCTCACCAAAACCCGACGTTCTAGCGTCCGCGCCAAGTCAGGGCCGACACGCTCGATCACAAATCGCCGCAAGCCAGGGTGGAACCGGCGATATCCACCGCCACGCAACCGGTCGTATATCGCCTCTAAAGCCGCGCGGACCTTGCGATAAACGTTAGACGGAGAGGGGGCGTCAGCTTCAATAGCTGTTCGCAGGCGCCCCAGCCAGTAATCAAGGCGATCTTGGCTATCGTATCCGTGCTTGGCAAACTCATCGACCGCTTCACTAAGGATGCGCCGATAATCACTCGCCCTGCTCGCCACCTGGTTCCCCTATCATTGGCGCGGGCGGTTCGTAGGATGCGATATCGTCCGCTTCGATTAGCAGCGGCGACGAATAGAAATCCTTCTGGTCGCTCACCACGTCCGCAAGCCATGCGCAGACCGCGCCCTTGGTTTCGGGATCGGCGACCTTCATGATGGAGTCTGCCAGCTTGATCGCGGATTCCAGCTTTAGCTGATTCGCCTTTGCCTTCTCGCTATCTGGCTCCATCAATAGGTTCGGCCAAGACGGCGAAAAGGAGTCGATCCATTCATGCAGCGCGGCGGTATAAGATAACTTGCCGTACCGCTCGGGGTATTTCTTCTGAATCCCCTTGTAGAAATCCGGCGACCACGCCCGGCGCATGACAATATTGTCCATGAACTCATATGCCGGGTTCATCTCGATCCGCAGCATGTCGATAAACCGCGCGATCTGCTTGGCATCCTCGCTGCCCTCGCCAAAACCTTCTGCCAAGGTTTCTTGCGTCAAGAATTGCGCTGGCCGCCCCGATGCCGTGGCAATGTTTTTAAGGATGTTGCCGCGCGAATATTCTCCGGCGCTGTGCACATGCTCGAAGTTCAGACTGGCGAGGTCTTCGGTTTCGCCGATCTGCAAGACGTTCGCGTTGGTCGCGCCTTTGATCGCGGTCCGCTGCATTGATTTGAACGCCTGCCCGACCTTGTCGATGATACTGCCGGGGGACTTTGCCTTGTAGACCAGCAGCGCCAGCTTCTCTTGCACTTTCTGGTCTGCGATCATCGAGATCGCGAAGCTCTTGAGCGGATAGAACGCACGCTGATAGACAGATCGGCCCACAAAACCGAAACCGCTGTTGCTCCATTCAATCCATATAGGTTGCTCGTGCATCATCACGAGAGTTTTCGTGCTGCTCCACGACTGCCCGGAGATTGACACCTGAGTCGGGTGCATGAAGTCAACGGCAGTCGGGTCTTGGTTCAAGACCAGCGAACCGGCTGTGTTCAACGGATCGAAAATGTTAAAATAGAGATCGAGTTCGTGCAGCTTATCCAGCGGCAACGGCTCGTTGGTGGGTGCCTTTTCCCCGCCGGGCGTGGTGAAATTAACGCCGAGAGTAGCAATGCCGTAAATTTGGCTAAGCTGCGCCACCCTGAATATGATATTGTCCGCGCCAATTTTTCCAATGCGCTTCCATTCTTTGTCGAACGCCTTAACTAAATCGGCTTCGGGAGCGTCTGGAATTTCGATCGTGCGGCGCTGTGACATCGCCATGTGAAGCGGGCCGTCAACGATGCGCGCGCCGAGCGGATGATAAGCATAAATGGTTTTGCACGCTTCATATCCGGGGTCAGCACCCGGATCGATCGCGTCCATTTCCAGAATGCGCATCAATTGAGAGGGCAGTTCCCCACCGTTGATGCCTAGAAACGAGGTCGCGCCGCTATCCGTGCCGGTGCTAAAGGTGCCGCTCATTCAAAAATCCTTAGCGGTCAATATCCGGTCGAGTCACCAAGGCCGATCAGCACAGAATACGTGAAAGCATCCACGAGATCGCGTTGGCCTTTGTACTCCGAGCGCTCCTGACCCATGCGGAAATTGGATAATTGCGCCAGCAAATGATTTTTGCTCTGCTGGTTGTGCGTCTTGACTTTGTCGAACGCCAGCCGACCGAACTTGACTTTACCTTGCCACACGTAGGGGCTGGCCACGATGGCGCGGCCCTCTTTGCCGATTGCCGTGATCTTACTGTCAATCGGCGTGCATTGGACGCCGGTGCGCGGAATGGCCTGGTTGAGCATCACGCCTGAATCTTTATCTTCGATCCAGATCCCAAGACTTCCTTCGCGCGCCTTGTATTGCGCCGCCAATTCCTCAAGCCGATGATTAACCCACGGTATCCATTCCATGAGCATACTCGCCTCGATCTTGACGATATCCCAATCGAGGATGACCAGCGGCACGCCAGCATATTTGCTTTTTGCGCAGAAAACGACGCCAGTGCTGTCGTGCTGCGCGTCTACTTTGCTGGCCGTATCGATGACGGCGAATATCTGGTCGCAGCGCCAATCTATATCGACCGGCTTGCCATCAACCAGCATGGATTCTAGGCTAAAGAACGCAGCACCGGACCAATCGACGAATTCCGCCAGATATTCCTGCTGGTAGACGAGGGGTGGATATTCGTCGCGAAGCCGCTCGACTTCCTCTTTGTTCAGCGTCGGATTGGCAGACGTCGGCGCATGAAACTCGACCCACGGCGACCATGAAGCGGTCTTGACTTTGTCCGTACACGCTCGGTGAAAGAAATTGTCCGGGTCAACGCCTTTCGGCGTGCCGGCCATAATGGCACTTCCGCCCCGATCGAGTAGGGTAGGCGCGATGGATTGCTCCCACGTCTCTTGCAAGCCTTTGGCGACCAGCGACGCCTCGTCGATGATCACGCGATCGTAAAACCGCGACCGGCCAGCGTCAGGATCATTTAGCGTCCAAAACTCGATTGCGCCACCGCTGTGCATTTCGATTATCTGGTCAATCTTAGACTTGCGCGACAGCATGCTGCCCGCGTTGCGCACGATGCGGTTGTAAGTCGGCGTATTGAGACGGTATTGCGGGCCGAACCACCCGACCAATTTGCCCTGCATCGCCCATTTCAGGGCGCATCGCTCTAGCAGGCTAGTCTTGCCGAAGCGCCTGCCGCACCGGAGAACGACGCGCCGCTCGGTATTGAACGCAACCGCAATCTCGCGTTGTTTTTCGTGGAGCTTGAGAAGGACGGGCGCGCGGCTCATACATCAGGGTCGGGGTCAACGAACGCCGGGCCGGAACTTTCCGTCGCGCGCTTCGATTCTGCCAAATAAACCTTGGCCGCGAGGATCGCGGTTTCGGGATTGACGGTCGCGTGATTGGCAATCTCGATCAGCCGCCCGAACATCACCATGTCACCGGATGTGACGGCCTTGGCGATGTCCGCAACGCTCACGTCTTGGTCGTTCTGCGGTATGCCAAACGCTTCGCGGGCGGCCCGGATGCGCGCTCTTAGGAAACCGATGCCCTCAGCTTGCGCAATTTCGCGCGCTCGATCTTCAATCGATGCAAGCATGTGTCTGGATGATCCGGATTTTCTCGATAGAATTTTCGGCGCTCGGCTGCGCGAATTGATCTAGCGCGTTGCTTTTCTGGCGATGTGTCCAATGGCTTGCGCGAGTTGCCGTTGCCTGGGCCCTTGGCTGGGCCGCAGCCGATGCCGTGAAGAGATCGCTTACAGGCCATTCCGCCGATCCAGTTAAAAGACGGACTTCGCGCCAACCCGCCGTCCGCCTGATCGGTGCGACGGCTGGGCAGCAGCAAATGCGGCGAGCGGGGCGAACCGGCACAGAGACCGCTCTGACGCAGCGCGTTCGGCTTCGCGCCGGCATGCTGTCACTGTCGCTGCGTCGAGGGTGTACCCTTCGGTCGGCTC